ATGCGCGCGGATCACCTCGTCGCGCACCTCGGGCCAGGCGTCGAAACAGGTCTTTGAGATCTTCGTCGCCGGCAGCCGCGCGCACAGCCCTCCCGTGGCAGCCGCATTCGTCGAGCCATCCTCGCGGTAGAGGTTGAACGTCACGCCCGATAGGACGACGACGCGGAACACGCGCCCGTTGATCTCCGCGCCGCCCGTCATGTCGAAGAGCAGCACTCGGTCGCCCGTGGCGTAGCCGTGTGCGGCCGTCGTCACGAGCGGAGGATTTGCCGCGGAGACCGAAGTCACCGCGACATCCGCCTCGAGCACGATCTTGGCGTCCCCCACGCGCGAGAGCGCGCGGTTCCAGACATCGACCTCGTGCTGCTTGGGCAGAGGCACCGCTCACCTCCCCAGCCGAGCAGTTGGTTACGAGAACGAGCCTCGGCATTCGACGGTCACGGTCCCGAGTGCCGTGGTGAGCGTGGTCGTGCAGGTCAGGCTCAGATCGACCTCGACGTTCGGGTCCGCTGTCAACGCGAGTAGCTCCCAGATCGCCTGGCCTCGATCGCTGTTGATGTTGACCGCCGACTCGAGGAACTCGTCCACACGAGCGATCGTGGTCAGCACGAGCGCGGATGCGAACAGAGTCGTCGGAGTCGTGCCAGGGCACGTTCCACCATCGTGGTTCGCGCCCGAGAGATAGAAGCCGATGTCCGCCGCTGCCGCCGTTGCGCCGGCCGCCGTGACGAGGATCTCGACGAGTCGGTCGCTCGTCTTGAAGTGCATCAGCCGTGCCGTATCCGCAGCCGTGAACGCGACCGGTGAGAGCGGCATCACGATCTGACACCGCTTGTACGTGCGCGTGTTGACACCCCACGGCGTCTTGATCGCCGGCACCGCGATCGTCGATGCACCAGCGCTCGACTGCGTTCCATACCAGTCGGAATACCAAACGGCCATGTTCGTCTCTTTCGTTCAACGAGTGCCTGCGGACGGTCGGACATCTCGGCCAGCCCGCAGGCGCTCAGGACATCAATCAGGGCACGCACAGAATCGACACGAGCTTGCCGCGCGTGAGCGTCGACGTGGCCTCGTGCGTGCGAGTCGCACCGACCGTCATGCGCGCGTAGACCTGGGTCGTGTAGTTCCGCGTCGGGAGCCGGTCGACCATGACTTCCATGTCGTTCCAGAGCCCGAGCATGAGCGCGCTCTTCGGGAACGCGAGTACCCGGTCATCCGTGCCGGACAGGAGGATTCGCTCGCTGTGGAGGAACGTGAAGCCCATGAACTTCGTGATCTCGCCGTTCGCGAGCGGCTTCACCTGGTTGTAGTCGATCGACACGGCGAGCGTCTCGCCTAGCATGTCCTCGATCTGGTCGGCCGAGAGGACGACGAAGTGCTCCTCGTCTGGGTTGTTCTCCGCCGCGAGCAGCATGCGCTTGGCGGTGCGCAGCTTCGCAACGGTGAGACCGACCGCGCCGGACGCGATCTCCCAGTTCGCCTGGAACGCCTCGGTCGTCGTACCGTTCTCGCCGACGTACGCCGTGCCGGTCGCTGCCGCGATGATCTCGTCGTCGATCGCGCGGCTGAGCGCGTCCATGAAGTTCTTGCTGTAGATGCTCTGCGGATCGATCAGCATCCGCAGCTTGTCCTGGTCGTCGATGAAGTCGGCGAGCGCGTAGTCGTTCGGGAAGATCCAGCGCGCGCTGTGCGGCGTGTCGGCCTGCGGCGTGTCGCCGTGCCGAGTCGTGAGCTTGGTCGCGACCATCGCGCCGACCTGCTCGATCGCCTTGGCGCCCTTACCGTGGAACTGCTCGACCATGACGGCGCCGCGCAGGCGCGAGCCATGCTGCTGGCTGAGCTGCTGGAGGGTGTCCTTGTACTGCTGGACGAAGGCCGTCGTGATGTTGAGCGACATGGAACGTCTCCCGTAGGCTGCAAACCACGAGCGAAGGCGATTCCTTCGCTTCAAGCGGTTTGGCCGTCCGGAGACGGGGCCGCGCTCCTACGACGGGAGCGGCATCCTCAGCTCATTCACGGGATTGGCCGGCTCACTGAGAGCGCCGGGGCCCGACTGACTCGAATCGCAGCTTGGCCGACAAGTCGGGGCTGCGAACGCCGATACCTTCGTCCTATAGCTATGCGGCTGTCAAGAGGTGGACCCCGGCCGCTTCTGCCAGCTCTGCACCTGCTCGCCGCTCGCGACGTGGTAGAGCCGCGTGATCTCGTCGAGCTTGTCCTGATAGCTCGGGTCCTCGCGCTTCATCTTGGACACCTCGGCCCGGAGCGTGTTCGCCTTGGCCGTCGCCGCTTGAGGCGTGAGGCCGAACTGCCCCTCGTTGCCCGCGTCACCCGTGATCGTCTGGTGCTCGCCCATCGTGCGGCCGACGAGCGCCATCAGTTTCATCGTCTTTGCGTGGCCGATCGACGATTCCATCGCGCCGAGGTCATCGGGCGAGAAGCCCACCGCCGCGATGATCGCCTGGTAGGCGCGTTTGCCGGCGGTCACGTTGTCGTCGTAGGCACCGCCCCACTCGGCCTTGAGCGCGACCTGCTCCTCGGCGAGCTTCGCGTCGAGCTTGGCCTGGCGTTCGGTCCCGAACGTGGCGAGTGCGCCCTGGTACTGCGTCGCAAGCTTCTTGGCCTGGCTCTTCGATAGCCCCGCCTCGTGCGCCCATGTCTTGAAGTCGTCGGCGAGGTTTCGATCGCCATCGCCGACCGGGATGTCGGGCACCTCGTACTGGTCAGCCTTCTCGGGCCGGCCGAGCCGCGTCCAGACCTTCGACGCGATCTCGGGCGTCTCGTCCCATTTCTCTGGCAGCTCGAGCAACCGCTCCGCCGGCACACCGCGGAGCTTCAAGAGGCCGCGATGCGCCGCGAGTGCATCGTCTGGCTTCGCGAAGCCCTGCTCGCGCGCCCACGTCGAGAGATCAGGCGCGGCGGCGTCGTACCATGAAGGGGTCGGCGGCGCAGACGCGGCAGGGGCGGCCGGAGCCGCGGGCGCTGCGGGTGCGGGTGATGCTGCTGGCTGGGTCATTCCTCGTCTCCTTCTTCGATGGCCTTCAAGCGCGCGCGCATCTCGGCGTCGCTCATCCCGGTCGTCTCGACGATGCGCAAGAGCACCTGGCGTCGTCCCTCAAGCTGCGCGCTGCCGTAGGGATCACCGGGGATGTGTGTCGTCTTCTGCGCGTGGCAGAACCGCGCTAGATCCGCGAGCACGATCGCCCCGTCCTGCCCTGCGAACGTCCGCACGTAGGCGCCGTGCTTCCGCAGAATCCGATCACGCAAGGACACCCGCGCCCTCCGCCGGCATCGCCGCGCCCATGTCCTTCGCCGCGCTCGCAACGCCTTGCCCCATCGCGATCATCTGCTGCACCTGCTGCGCCTGATCGTAGACGGCACGCGCCTCGGCGTACTCTTCGTCGGTGCGGATCAGCTCGACCGGGACGCCGAGCGCATCGGCCGCCTCGTCGATGATCTTGTCTCCGCGGAACTTCTGCCACAGTCCTGGGTCCATCTGAAGAAACGGGGCGGCCACTTCGACCGTACGCGTAAGCCCGTGGATCTTCGATGCCTTCTGGTACTGCGTCGCGGGGCTCTCGTACTCGATCTCGTAGGAGACGAGCTGCTGCGGCGGCTGCGGGATCTCGCCAGAGTCGATCAGGAGGAACAGCTCGCGCTCAGTCTGCGGGCCGAGCATCTCCGACTGCTGCCGGCCCACCGCAGGCGCGAGTAGCTCACCCTTCTCCTGGGCGCGCACGAGCACCTCGGTTGCGGTCTGAACGTGCGGGTCTTCGACCAGGATCTGAAACAGCTTCACGAGGAAGGCGTCGTTGATGGCGGAACGCTCGCTCTCCATCATCTCGAACGTGAGATCCAGTCGCGCACCCGTCACGAGCGGCGCGATGAGCTTGTTACCGTGCGAGTCGAGCCCACCGTAGTTGAGCCCGCCGGCTTGCAGCCGGATCGCCTTGCCTCCTGTGCCCAGGACACCCTCGTCGTGAATCAAGAGCGGCGGATCGACGACACGGTGTCCGGCTTTCAGAAACGTGCGCTGCTGCTCCTGCAGAATCTTGATGTTCCCGAGCACGAGCATCGCCGGGCTGCGCCCGTAGGTCTCGGTCGGGTTCACGGTGTAGCGCGAGTAGAGGTACGGCATCTGCTGGTAGCCGCCCGTCTCGATCACGTGGTCCGGCTCATCCACGCACAGATACACCGACTCCCACGGCATCCCGCGCTGCCCGAGCGCGGACGTGTCCTGCCACTGGTACGGCCGCACGACGTGCAGGTACTCGTGCTCCTGCCAGGGATTCGAGCTGAGCGCGTTCTTCGCCTTCTCGGGTGCCTTCTCGCCCCACGTCTGGTAGCTCTGCTTGGCGCTGTGGCGGTAGGAGTAGAACACCGTGTCGACCATCCCG